GTTGTAATGGCTGTGGCAATTGCGTCAAACTCAGTTTCAAATTCAGCGCCACGGATGATCTTTCCTGAGTCGCCTGTAGGTAACGAGTCCTTCGCTTCAAAGTCTGTAGTCTTAGTGTAGTTCGACATCGGAAAATCCTATTGCAGAGAAGAAGGAGGAGAAAGGAAAAGGGGCCATTGCTGACCCCCTAAGATCGTTACTCAGCGACTGCGAGTACGAAACCAGCTTCAGGTCGGTATACTTCAACACCGTAGAGGCAGTCAGCCGTGTACAGAGTTGAGAGGTATTCCTGCTTGTACTGAGTCTGTGAACGAACAGCTTGCTGCTCTGCCATGACAATAGCGTCACGGTGGAACAAGAGTGCTGCACGAGTATCAGCAGATCCAGCAGTGTTGTCTGCTGCTGCTTCGATAGTTGCACAGTTGTTTGAGACGTAGATGTCTACACCGTACAGGTTACCGATAAGGCCAGAGCTTACTGCTTGACCAGTTACGAAGTCAGAAGACACGTATCGGTCAACACCCATGATAGTGTTACGAACAGAAGGTGGGATAACAAGTACACGGCTTTCCATTGGTACGTTGTTGTCGTCAAGCTTCTGGATCATGTCACGGAAGAACGCATCGGTAAACACGTCAGCAGGAACGATAGTATCGTCAGTATACTGAGTAGTTGTACCGCCGTCGTTGAAGAAACAACCGCTGTGCTGGTAGTCAGTAGGAGCTACTGAGCCAGAGAACACAACAGAACCACCGTCACCAAAACCAGTACCACAAGAGTGAAGGTCGGTGTCGATCTTTGTAGCAAGAGCATAACCAGCGTCTTCAGTGTAGAACTGACGGAGGCTAGAAAGCGCCTGTACTTCAACGATGTCTTCGATCAAACGTGAGTACTCGAAGTGACGGTCGATGTCAACAGTCAGTTCGCTCTCAGTGTTTGCAATGATAGTAACCGCAGTGTCAGCAGCCTTAGCATTTGCATCGCCACGAGTTGGCTTTGGAATGTGAAGCTTGTCGCCCTTCTTGCCATTCATAGCGATACGCTTGACAAGTGGAGCCATCTTCAGGTTCTTTTGGTAAGCAGCAATAATCTCATCACTCCAGATTTCTGGAATAAAAGTAGCCGCTTCAGTCTTCGCAGTATTACCCGCTGCACCGGGATAAGTTGCAGTAGCCATGTCAATCTCCTAGATTATTTGACTCGACCCTCCGCATAAGCCGCCATGATTTCATCGGACAAAGCTTGATAACGGTCAGGGTCATTCTTCATAAGTTTAATAATGTCGGCCCTGCGATATACCTTCTTACGACTACCTTCAGCACTACCTCGTGCATTGCCTGTGTTAGCTGCCTTAAGTGTCTGCTTACGTGCCTGTTTTTCAACTTTGGCAGTCTGCTGTGCTACTGTTTTACGTTCTTTCCAGAGTGTAAACAGTTCGTCAGCAGATTCAGCATCGTACTGTTGGTCAGCTTGTACAAACAACTGAGTCCTAATTTTAGAAGCTTTGATCCATTCTGCAAACTTGGGATCACCAAGGATTGTTTGCATGTCTGGATGCTTGTTTTGAAGCGTAGCCAAAGATGACTGCTTCTTGTACTGCTCTGAGTACTCTTGTGCTTCTCTTATCTTAGGATGGTTCTCAATAGCACGATTAACAGCGCCTTGAGGATCTGTAAAATAGTCTATATCGTCTTCAGGCTCAACGTATTGTTGAGGTGCTGGTGGTTGCGTTTGAGTACTAATGTAATCATCTACAACCTTACGAAGTTCTCCTACCTCAGAAGACTGACGACCCAATAGCTTTTCAGCTTCTTGGTGCATCTGTACAACTTCTTCTAGAGACTTGTTTTGGTACTTCTCTGGTAGGTTTGGTTCTTCTTGAGGTTGCTCAACTTCCTCTTGGGGTTGTTGAATCTCATCAACTTCGTTTTCAATGGTGTCCACGTTGTCCTCTTCAGGCTGTGGATCAAGCATCATAGCTTTTGACATAATTAAACTCCGTGATTATAATCATTGTGGAGATTTCTTTCTACCTGCTTTTTCGTGTTCTCGTACCCACTTCATGTGCTGACCGGGGAAGTCCCCAGTAGAGCCATCAAGGTGAAAAGACGGGGCAGATACCATTCTTGTAGAGGGTTCGCCACAGGTTTTGCACCTACTTTCTGTGACGTTATCCTTTACAAATTCTTCTGTGACATGTCCGTTAGTACAACGGAAGTCGTAGATTTTATACATCTACTGGGCCTTCTTCTTCTACTTCAGCTTGCTCTCTGGCAACCTCTATAGTACCCTGTAGATTGATTACTGTTGCAAAAGCAGCTACCTGACCTTTACGAAAGAAGAGATCTTCTACGTCTTTTACAGTCTGTATATCTGCCAACTGTTGTGCGTTTGTGGAAAGCTCTTGCAAGAGTTGTTTGAAACCTTCGTGATTGAAGAGTTCGTTGTAGTTGTCGAAGTAGGTTTCAAGCTCTGGAGTCATAGTTTCCTCTAATGTTGTTAACTATAGTTTTATTATATCATACTTTTTAGCAGTTGTCAAGCATTTCTTGTAGATTTCCTACGTTTGCCTGAAGCAGTAACTGCATGTGCTATACGTTTAGGCCCTGTCTTACGTCGTGCAGAAGAAGCCTTTTCAGCTTTAGTCATCTTAGCCGCAACAGCTTTAGGACGACAAGAGGGGTACGGACGTTTAGACTCACCCTTCTTTGCAGACTTACGTCCACAAGGTTTGCCTGTCTTAACGTCTACCCACTCCTCATTAAACCACTTCTTGAGGGCAGCACCTTTCTTACTTTTTCTTACGGCCACTTTTGTTACCCCAGTTCTTAGCGCCGACTTTGCGGCATTTGGCTACAGCACCAGAGGCGTATGCAGAAGGCCAGACCTTGTATCTGGACTTGACTTTTTTTGCACAAGCGTCGTTAGCTTTCTTAGTTTTAGCTTTAGGCATCTTTAGTACCCCTTGGGTTTGCTCTTGCCTTTCTTCTTTCGCTTACCTGAACAGTTTGGCATGGTAGCCTCCTTACTTTTTGTGAGCTTTCTGGACTTCAAAGTTTGCAGACTTAGACGCACCCTTGTGTGGCTTGTAGCCGTCTGCAGGGTCTTTCATTAGTTTATAACCTTTGCCACTCTTCATCCAGTGATGGCCTTTAGGTGCATTGACTTTCATATTATCACCACTTCTTACACGACCAGTATCGTGCCGTTAGTTTACTAGGTGGGTTAGTGTCACACTTGTGACGTGCCCTGAACGACTTACGACGTGCAGGCTGGTCTTTCTTAATAGTCATCTTAGCGTCACCAAAACGAATAGTCTTAGTCTTGTCGCCTTCCTTGGCTACTACTACAAACTTCTTCGTTGGATGACTAGGCGTCCGCTTTGGCTTGTTGTACCCGCTTACGCCCGCCCGTGCTAGTTTTGGGTCCTTGGACTTTGGCATTACTGAGTTCCTCCACTTTGGTTTCCAAGTGGTCCACCTTGGTTTGTAGGTCCGCTAGGTGTTGGAATGTCCCTTGGAAGTGGTTGTGGACTTGGTTGAGTAGGAGTTGGAGTTCCCGGTCGGTTAACATTTGTTTTACCTTCTATCTGCTTTTCTTTGAGGAGAGTATCGGCCACTTTCATACGGCGTTCAAACTCTTTATCTTCTGCGTCACCTTCACGAAGGTTTCGGGTAACAGCGTTAATACGGTCGATTTCAAGTTCCTGAGGCACTGCTTGGGCTTCTGCAGCCAGCTTAGTAGCCCTTGCAGTTGATTCCTGTGCCTGAGCAGCCAGAGCAGCCGTCTGGGACTGCTGGAACTGCATTTGCAACTGTTGTGCTTGTTGTTGCATTTGCTGCTGCTGCGGGTTAGGTTGCATAGCTTGTTGCATAGCCGTAAGAAGCTCTTCACGGTTAGACAAGTTCATGTTGTCAATAATGCTTTGAATCAGTGTGTTGTACAACGGTGAGTCTTTTTGCATGGTCTGTAGTAGTTGTACAAGCTGGGTTACTTCGTACTCCCTAGCAATAATGCCTAGAGTACTGCTAGCGTTAAACTTGTAGTCTGCTACAGGGTAGTTCTCAGGATCAAACTGCATGTACCTATAGGCTGCTTTCTTGACAAAAGGTATTAAGAAAGACTGCTGGAAGTTAATCAGTGTCCGCTTATGACGTTTAATAATAGCGCCAAGAGACATACTAATACCAGCGGCAGTAGCCTCGCCATTAACACTACCAGCGATTCCTGCTGAGTCCACTGCTCCGGTAGCTTGTTGTACCATCTGCTGCAGTGCTCCGGCTTGAGCAAAAGTAATTTGGTTAACATTACCAAAGTTGAACGGTTGAAGTACTTCTTTAGGATTTCCACTGGTCAGTATCATCTTTCCGGGGCGTACTTCGGGTTTAGCACCACGAGGTAGCCTAGTTGCGTCAATAGCCATCATAGGATGGATCGTAAGACTTAAAGCGTCAATTCTAGCACGTAGTTCTGTGTCTAAGGCTTTCTGAGAGTTGTAGCCTTTTTCACACACACCACGGCCCCAGAAACGTCCGGGTACTACGTCCCAAGGAAACGCTACTACAGGACGGTCTGTCATCATGTAGGGGTTAGCTTCAGCCTTTAACAAAATGCCGCTGTTGGCGATTACTACGACTGCTTCTACGTACTTTGACTTAGAGTCTTGCTCAGGCCCTAGTTCTTCTGTATCGTCCTCTGTAGCGCTTTTGAGAAGCTCTCGTGGCACTAGACCATAGTACTTAGTAAGACGTACTTTGTCATCGTTGTAGATTGTTATGTCTTGGTCAGGTTCCAAGTCAGTGTCAGGAGCAGCAGGACCAACGTATACGTCACGATATACCCCCTGTTCCTGCAAAAGCTCAACTTGGTGTAAACTAACAAACTCATCCACAGCAACACCCATAGCGTCGTCTACAGACGTTGCTACAGGGTCAATTAGGAAGTTCTGAGGCAGTACAGGCTTAAGTTTAACTTTGACACGGTCAGTGATGTTTACTCCTACTGCTTGCAAGTCTCCACCCATAATAGGCTGAGTAGCAGGAGCCATCTCTTTCATTTCTTCAATGATTATTTCACCAACGCCCGTACCAAAGACTGCTGCGTTAATTAAGCATTCTGCTACTGCTTTACGCACCATACATTCTTCAAAGTCTTCGGTTAGTTTATTACGAAGAAACTGTACGTCTTGCTTATTGGTGTCACCAAGGTTGTCACTTACGTCAAACCACTTACCACGTCCAAACGTAGCTTCTTCTAGTTCCGCTACATTAGACTCAACTGCCTGTTGAAGTGCAGGAGAAATAATACGGGAACGCTCAGAGCCACGCTGGCTGTCAGCAGGATCCCATATACCACGCCAGAGTCGGTAATACTCCTCAAAACGCTGTTCATAATTCGACTCATAATAGTCACGCCAATCCTCACATTTGGTAATGACCCAATCCTCAATTGTTTCTTCAACTAGCAAAGGGTCTGTATCGTAAAATTCTGCCATATTAGTATCCTGCTACCACGTCTAAAATTTCGTGGTCCTCAATTTCGTAGTCGTAGTCGTACGCTACATTTGCCAGTTGGTCAATATACGCCAAAGCGTCTATCAAGTCGTCATGCGTCAAAGGATCAGGGAATTGAAACAACTGGTCTAAAAACCTAGAATTCCACTCACCTTTGTTTAATGTAATGTAGCCGTTTTCGAAACGACCTTGTAGTGCCCACATTACTCTGTCGGTCTTCTTTTTATTACCGTGGGTAAGCTCTTCTACTCTGAAGAACATACCGTATCTTTTCTGCATGTCAACAAGCGGAGACATCACAGCTTGTTTAGCAATACCTCTTTCGATTCCAACCGACACGGGACGGTAATCTCTAACGGCCTGAAATATCTTAGCTGCTGTTTCGTCAAGACTCCATCTACCGTATATGATATTGTCAACATACCAACCATGCTCATTGACCTTAACCACTGCGATGGCCGTGTCGTCAAGCTTGGAGTTCTTAGTCTTTTTCTTGTTGACTTCTTCAAAACCTGCCAAGTCAACTGCAATGTAGTAATCTCCTACTTCCGGCTCATCTTCACTAAACCTAACCCAATCCTCTTTAAACATTTCTGAACCACGGGCTTCAAACGACGCCATAAACTCCTGACGAAACGCATAAGAAGACATAGAGCGTTTAGCAATGTCGATTTCACTAGGGTCCAACAACGGGTTATCATAGCTCGTAAAGTGCCAAGCTTTGTACGTAGGGTCATCATCTAAATCCGCATATTTGTATAGTTCGTAAAAGTGGTTCCTTCCCATTGGCGTACCAATGAACATTGCACAGCCCTTTTGGTCCGCCAAAGCAGGTCTCAAGATCTGCTCAAACACCTCTGGTTTCATGTCAGCGTACTCGTCCATGACTAGAAACTTGAGGCTGACACCTCGCATTGTCTCTGGTCTGTCGGCACCTTTGAGGCTAATGGTAGCACCGTTGACAAGCTTAATTTGCAGATTATTAATATGGCTACCAGAGATAACAGGGTGTCCCAGTTCCATAAGGGTTTGCCACATGATGTCTCTGGCTTGTCCCTGAGTAGGTGCGACGTAAAATACATGGCCTCTGTCCGCCTGAAGTGCGTTAACTATTAACATCCAAGCTGCTAACCTAGACTTACCCGTACGTCGCCCAGCAGCTACTATTTTAAATCTTGTGTCGTCTGCCCAGACTTCTTGTTGCCAAGGCAGTAGCTCTATATTAAGATCCATTGAAGTTATTAAACACCGGTGATGCTTCTATTAAATCAAACGTAACTACTACTTCTACGTTCCCTGCACTACCGCTAGACGCCTTAATTATGTCTCCGGGCTGTAGAACAAACACGGCATTACCGTCAATCAGCAGGTTTTCCTTTGAGGATATGTTAGTGCCGTTGTAGATATACACGTCTTCTGTGGGGCTGGGCTTGTCTACAAACAACGTAACGTCATTGGTAGAGTTATGCAGATTAGCAATAAACGCCATATTCCAGTGAGCAACGTAACCAGCAGGGATTTCTACAATTGTCTGCGTAGAGGTGTCCGTTAGGTTCTTGTTTTTAGTATACAGCATTAGTACAACCAAAGCACTGGAGTAGTACCCCTAGTGTCCACATGTACAAACGTATCAGCAATGCCCACACCAGTAAAACCAAGGTTCAAAGCATTAGCCACAATAGTGTAGCGGTGGGCGGCATTTGTTATTTTTATGTCAGCCGCAATCCCCTGTGCATGTGTTCCCGGCACTTCCTTTTTTCTTTCAATAGGGTGCTGAGTTGGATGACGGTAACCACTCGTCACCTCAAAGGGGAAAGCCACACGCACCCCGCAATTGGTCTAACTTCTCTAGGAACTCTTGTTCCATATTGTTAGTACCAGTGACCTGACAATCGAATTCTTCTCTAGTAAAATGCTTAAGAGTCATCTTCTACTACTTCTCCTTCGATTATATCAGGAGTAGACACTTCAGCAGTGCCTACGCCACTAATGTTGATCTGTATAGCGTTTCTACCGTTGTCTTTGACTACGTCCTTTTCAAAGGCACCCACTGGTAGTATACGGTCCATCACAAGTTTCCAAGCAGCAGCTTGATTCTTATGGTCATGGTCCAAAGCAGCATCAAAGATCGTCTCTAGGACCTTGCGTGACTTTGGACTAGCCAGCATACGAGCCTTGTACTCATTAATTATCGCTGCGTCACCCTTTGGTCGGCCTACTACACCCTTGTTACCGGGCTTTACAGCAGCTACTTCAGACTTCCGGGGTCTGCCACGACCTCTTTTTTTAACAACGTCGGTCATAACATAAATTATCCCTGATTACAACAATAGTATACCATAAGTTTACACGAAAGTCAAGCTATTTTAGAGGTAAAAGCAGTAGAAGTACAAACATGAGTATAATCAACGGCTTACACAAGTTTAATTTAGGGGTAATTTTCCTAATTTTACCCTATTTTGTGTCTAGGTAGCTACTACAAAAGTCTAACACATGTCAACCCCTCCCCCGCCCCAAGTTTCTACGCGGGTTTCAGCAAAAGTTGACACAAGGCACGGCCTATGGTAGCGACCAGAGTTGGCACGGGTATTGCATGGGGCAACTTGGCATGGGATTTGCATGGGTTGACAAGTGCGTGGGCTTATGTTGGTCCCTCTGGTCACAACCTGAGCTGATAAAGTTGGCACGGGTTTTGCTACGCGAGCTATTTATTACACGCGCACACGCGATTAGCATGGAACAACCAACGCAGTCAATAGTCCAAACGTGTGAATATTTACGCTTCACATCTGGGTCGACCTATGGTTTCATACACACATGGCGACGGGGGACAGAAGCCACCCCTAAATGAGAATCATTATCATGACTAAGCAGATCAACTACGGAATGCACGAGCAACTAGAGAACAGCCACCGCACACTATCGGACGCTGTCACCATGTACGCCATCTACTACAGCGACTGGACAGAAAACCTTAACGAGCTGTCGGAGTACTACGCATCGGACGAATGGAAAGACAGTTTTGACCAGCGAAGCGAGAAGCATCTGGAGCTGGTCCGTCGTCGCAACCACACGATCCGTGAGATTCAGGAAATCGGGGCACAGCTCCGGTCCATTGGTCTAGACGTTGACCTTTGCGAGTGGGCAACTGTAGACGATTACTATATTGACGACGCGGCATAGGAGTTGACTAATCGCAGGGGATTCGCTAGAGTCCTCTGCAGTGAGTCAACACACGAGCCACTGGAGGGCTTAAGACCATGCAACTACGACCATTAGGTAGCAACAAGACAGAGGTAGAATTCACCGACGGAACCACTGTGTTCTTCAGTTATGAGACACCAGTAGCACTACAGACGGCAGAGGGTCACTACTTCAAAACAGAGGACTTCTGGAGCGTCACCACGTCGAAACATATCAACCAGTGGCTGAAGTCCAGAGGTGCGGACTACTGCGACACACTGACACAGGACAGCATAAACTCGAGGGCTACAGTATGAACTTCGGACGCTATACAATCTGGTACAACCACGAGGACCACGTCTGGGACATCTACGACAGCCGGAAGGGCTTCGTGTACCCAGAGTACACCATCAACAACTACTCACGACTTCTCTGCGGGTTGAGAGACAAACTAGGATTCCTAGACACTGACAAGAACCACCGGAGGTTTTGGCGTGTGATGCGATGGTGGGACCGACTACGACACGGGAGGCGCTAGACATGAAACACACGTACCAAGTTATCATGACCAAGGTATATGAGGTTAAAGTAGAAGCAGAGTCCAGAGAACAAGCGGAGGAGATATTCGACAACTTTGGAGACTGGGAAGAACTACTGAGGGTCCACACGCTGGACGTAGAGCCTGCGGACTACCTCACACTACGAGAGGAGGACTAGGACATGGGCGAGGTATACGAGTGCACAGAGTGTGGCGAGTGGTACAGGAACGAGAGCCACGTGCTACACCTAGACACGATGGGAGAGCACGTTTGTATTTACTGTGCTGAAGATTTAGGACTATTTGAGGAGGACTAGAGACATGTACGAGAACTGGCAACCATTTTGGGACGTATTGTTGTTACTGGCGGCATCTGGTATAATCACCCTCTGGCTATACATCAAAGGAGATCCAGACGAATGAACTACATTGTTGGGGCCTTAGGCCTTCTAATGATGCCTTTCCTGTTGCCTGTGGTGGCCCTTGCCGCCCTAGTGCTAACAGTGAGTGCAACACTTAAAGCCAACACAGGAGACACAGACAATGATTAGAGAATCATGGGAAGAAGCGCACGACTACTACTACGACCAACTAGAAGCTGAGGACTACGAAGGCCTTGACGATATTGAGGAGTGGAAGGAGGAGGAGCAAAAGATCATCGACGAGCTTATACAACGGATGCAAGGGGCTTACAATGACATTTGAGGAATACGAGAGGGGTTACTATGACGGGGACTCTGGAGGCCTACCAGAGCCTCCCAGAGACCCAGAGGAGCAAGCCATGATCGAACACATAGTCGAGTTTGAAACTGAGATGTTCCGCTTGGACTGCCAACGTAAATACTCTAGGCTCAACGCTAGACATTTACAAAAGATGATGATTGAGATACATGGGGAGGACTGGAGAGATGCGCTGTAAAGCCTGTAATAGAATACTAGAGGAATCAGAATTGACTAAAAAGGATGCACATGGTAACTTTCTTGATATTTGCGGTATTTGCCTTTCTGCTAGTGCTAGCGCAGGAGTAGACTCAGAAACTATGGAATATTACCAATATGAGATATTTACAGAAGACGAAAACTATGATACCCTCTACTAAGGTATACTTAGGTATATATACTAAAGAAGAAGCAGTAGTAGTTACTACAGGAGTAAACTTATGTTTATAGACGAGAAATCAATCTATGTTGTCGATGGGGGTGACTACTCCGTCTACTGCCTAGGCTACACACAAGCCCGCACAGTGACCAATGACATCATGAAGGCCGACCCTTGGGGTGGTATTCCGTTTGTCCTACGTAAGGACCTAGAGCTGTCCTTGGATGACCGTGGGAATGTAGTCATGACCAAGTCCACACTGGACAAGATCTTGTTCTTAGCCAGTGACGAACTACCGGAGGGTGAACAATGAATACATACTGTATTAAGACTATTGAAACAGTAGAGCACGTTTATCGTGTAGTTGCAGAGACAGAAGAAAAGGCTCTGGCACTGCTAAAAACAGAAATTTACGACTCAGAGTACAACTTTATAGACGAAGAATTCCAAAGCATTGAAGTAGAAGTGCAAGGCGAGGGATGAACATGAAACAACCAGAGAACGGCCACACGAAGCACTTTGGCAACGACGGACCCATAGGCAACGACGCTGAAATCATTGTGTACTATGAGGAACGAGGGCCAGCAGAGCCAGTCCTACGTATACCCTTTTGGTACTGCAAGGACGAACTGGGGATGCACGAGCACTTCGAGGAGTCAGTACGCAGGACAGCCAAGGCACTCGCAGAGTCCTACACGTACTGGCCCGACGGGTACGTCCATGTGCAGACAATCATTAATCAGGAGTACGTAAACATAATATGATGACGGAACAGCAGTTAGAGCAATGGATACGGGACAACCCGTGGAAAGCCAATGTGATCTGTCCTGCTGGGGGTATAGGGTTTATGATGTTCATTATGTACACTTGCATACAACTCATAGATTCTTTTTTGACAGGTAAATTCATTTAGTGTATACTATTAGTATGTCTTGGGAAACTTCCAAGACTAAACCAAAGCAACCAACGGAGATTATTCCATGACAGTAACAACAGTAGAAGGCGTAGTTAACTTCAGCAACCTAACAGCACACGACGTGTTCAATGGTCAATCAACTGGAGCCTACTCCATGACGGTCACATTGTCAGAAGAAGACGCAGCAGAGCTTGCAGCCAACGGTGTTAAGATCAAGGACTACCAAGGCAACAAGCAACGCAAGTTCAAGTCCAAGTATGAGATCAAGCGTTTTGATGCTGACGGTAACGCCTACACCGGAGAAGTCCCATACAACTCCAAAGTCCGCCTGAAGTACAAGCTGGGTCAGCCTCACCCAGTGCATGGCGTAGCAACCTACCTTGAGGCGGTCAAAGTACTAGAAGAAGCAGAGATTGCCGTAGGCGATGCCGCAGACTTCTAAGTTCCTAAGGCACGAGAGTTGTCCGGAGTGTGGTTCTTCGGACGCTCTCGCTATCTACAGCGATGGCGGTCAGCACTGCTTTAGCTGTCAGCATCACGTTCACGGTGGAGACCAAGGCATGACCTCAGAATTACCCAAGGCCAAGCCCCTTAATTTCAAGGGAGTGGTCTCAAGCATACCCCAACGGCGCATATCTCAGGACACCTGTGGGCGCTACGGAGTCACCGTTGAGTACACCTCCACAGGTGAAATAGACAGACACTACTACCCCTACTACGACATGTCTACGGGTGACCTGTGCGCGGCAAAGGTACGCGAGGTTCAGACCAAAGGGTTCATGTCAATGGGGGACGTAAGCAACGTCGGCTTCTTCGGACAACAGCAGTGCAACCGGAACACCTACATAACGATTACTGAGGGCGAATTGGACGCCTTGGCAATCTATGAGATGTCAGGTAAGCAGTGGGACGTGGTTTCACTTCGGTCGGGCGCAGGTAATGCCGCCAAGGAGATCAAGGCCCAGCTAGAGTGGCTCGAAGGGTACGACACGGTAGTCCTCTGCTTTGACAATGACAAGGCAGGAGAAGAAGCAGTAGAGCAGGTCAAGGACCTCTTTAGCCCTGACAAGCTGAAGATCTGTAAGCTACCCCTGAAGGACGCCAGTGACATGCTCATGGCAAACAGGGTCAAGGACTTTACGCAACACTGGTGGAATTCCAAAGTCTATCGTCCTGACGGTATCGTCGCTGGTACTGACACATGGGACAAGCTGGTAGAAAAGAGGAATGTCAAGTCCATCCCGTACCCTTGGGAGGGCCTCAATCATATAACTAGGGGGCATAGACCTTATGAACTCGTCACGATCACTAGCGGCAGTGGTATGGGAAAGTCCCAATTTATCAGAGAAATTGAGTACGATCTTCTACGCCGATGCGAAGGCAATATTGGAGTCTTGGCGCTTGAGGAAGATCTGGCCCGAACAACGCTTGGTATCATGTCGGTGGCGGCAAACAGGCCTCTACACTTGGAAGAGGACACGCCTGTGGACCAACTACGACCGTTTTGGGAGAGCACACTGGGAACAGGACGTTACTACCTTTTCGACCATTGGGGGTCAACTTCAGCGGATAACCTCCTCGCCCGTGTTCGCTATATGGCAAAAGCGCTTGACTGCAGGTACGTCATACTGGACCACCTGTCAATCGTCGTGTCTTCCCAAGAGTCAGGAGACGAGCGAAAAGCAATAGACGAGATCATGACTAAGCTTCGGACCTTGGTGGCAGAGACAGGCGTTTGTCTGTTCCTCGTGTCACACCTCCGACGATCCCAAGGTAAAGCACACGAGGACGGTGCTCAGATATCTTTGGGTGAACTCAGAGGGTCTCAGGCAATCGCTCAGTTGTCAGACATCGTCATCGGCATGGAACGGGATCAGCAACACGAGAACGAGGACGTACGTAATACAACCACGGTTAGGGTTCTCAAGAATAGGTACACCGGAGAAACTGGACCTGCCTGTTGGTTAGCCTATGACCGTGCCACGGGTCGCCTGTCGGAAGTACCTAATCCACACATAGGGGACGACTTTTGATCTACCTTGACTTGGAAGCCAACGGCCTGACTCCTGACACCATTTGGTGTGTCGTAACACGGGAAAAGGGAGTAAGCACTGTGCACACTACCCCAGACACCCTCTGTAAGGCTCTAGAAGGCTCTGTGAGCGTCTGTGGGCACAACCTGATAGGTTATGACCTTCCAGTGCTAGAACGTCTCTGGGGGCTTTCTGTGGCTCCTGAGCGCATAGTGGACACACTGGTGTTGTCACGTCTGTTTGACCCAAGCAGACAGGGTGGACACTCGTTGAGAGCTTGGGGTGAAACATTGGGCTTCCCAAAGGGTGACCATAACGACTGGTCTAGGTTGTCACAGGAGATGATCGACTACTGCATACAGGACGTAGCAGTTACAGAAGCAGTGCACAAGAGTCTGACCAGAGACATGTCTGCGTTTGACCCTGAGTCAATCAAGCTGGAACACAAGGTGCAGTACATAGTCCAGCAACAGGAGCGCAACGGTTGGGTCTTGGACCAGAAACTGGCGCGTGAACTATTAGCAACATTCAAGGAGAGAATGAATGAAATTGAAGAGGAATTGCAGAAGAAGTTTCCTCCGATTGTACACGAGAGGTGGTCTGAGAAAACTGGTAAGCGTCTCAAGGACAAAGTTGAGATCTTCAATGTCGGATCTAGACAACAGATTGCGCGTAGGCTATCGACGCTTGGTGTGGTCTTTGACAAAGTTACGGAGAAAGGCAACCCCATCGTTGATGAGGCTGTACTAGACACCATTGACCTGCCAGAGGCTAAGGCCGTTAGTGAGTACTTGATGCTACAAAAGAGATATGCACAGGTCCATTCATGGTTAGAGCACTTGCAGGACGACGGTAGAGTTCATGGTCGTGTCATTAGCAACGGCGCAGTCACTGGACGCATGACCCACCAGAGTCCCAACATGGCCCAAGTCCCAGCAAGCTACAGCCCCTACGGGCACGAGTGTCGCTCCTGCTGGACTGTACCTGAAGGGAAGAAGCTAGTAGGTTTCGACGCTAGTGGCCTTGAGCTACGAATGTTGGCGCACTACATGAACGACAAGGAGTTTACCAATGTCCTCCTCACCGAAGACATTCACACCAGAAACCAAATGGCTGCAGGGCTTGAAACAAGACCTCAAGCTAAGACTTTCATCTACGCTTTCCTATACGGAGCAGGAGATGCAAAAATCGGAACTATCGTTGGCGGAAGCGCAAAAGACGGCGCACATCTTAAGCGACGATTTCTATCAAATACACCTGCTCTTGAAAGTCTACGAGAACGCGTTACTAGAGCTTCTGGGAGAGGCTATCTCACAGGACTTGATGGTAGAAGACTTAGAGTTAGATCTGAACATGCTGCATTGAATACGTTGTTGCAGGCGGCAGGAGCCATCGTGATGAAACAGGCCCTAGTCATACTGGACGACTACGCAACGCAGTGGAAACTCGACTACAACTTTATAGGAAACATACATGATGAGGTACAATCGGAGGTGGTTGCAGACCAAGCAGAGAAGTACGGCTGGCTTGCAGTCGAATGCCTCAAGGCGGCAGGGGTTCACTTTAACCTCAGATGCCCCCTTGACGGAGAATTCCAAATCGGAACAACGTGGGCAGAAACCCACTGAGGCTAACGTATGAAGAACGTGTACACACTAGTGTCGGACATCTACAAACTGATGGAGACGAAAGAAGTAGCAGAAGGTGTGGACCTAGAGTCTGCTATTGATCTCTTCGGAGAGAACGTCAAGGACCTCATGCGTAACGAGTTTGGTGGACGTAAGCGTGACGGACGTAAGCTACGCATGTCTAACATCGGACGTGAGGACCGCTACTTATGGAACGTCTACAACGACGTAGAAAAGTCCGATGAGATCCAAGGCCATACCTATGTCAAGTTCCTCTACGGCCACCTCATTGAGGAGATGCTACTGTTTCTAACTAGAGCCGCAGGTCATGAGGTAACGGATGAACAAAAGAAATGTGAAGTTAACGGTATTACAGGTTCGATGGACTGTAAAATCGACGGTATTGTTACTGACGTTAAAAGCACTTCAACTTATGGGTTTAAAAAATTCAAAGACGGTTCACTGGCTTATGACGACCCATTTGGATACGTGGCTCAAATTAAAGGATACGCGTATTCAGAAGGTGCTACTAAATTTGGATGGTTAGCAATGGACAAACAGAATGGTCACCTCACGTACCTCATGTACGACGAGGAGGACACTCAGGCTCCTGTCTATGACCTAATCAGCTATGACATCAAGGAGCGCATTGAACACGTAAAAAAGCTAGTGGAGCATCCAACCCCGCCCGACGTATGCTACGGCACTATCGACGATGGAAAGAGTGGGAACCAAAAACTCGCCGTCGGATGCTCCTACTGCTCCTACAAAAAGGTTTGTTGGCCTACCATTCGCGCCTTCGCCTATTCCTCAGGTCCCCGTTATTTAACAGAGGTGCATAATGAGCCGAAAGTCCAAGAAATCACGATTTCGTAGCACGTTTGAAGACGATGTCAGCAAAGTACTAAAGGAGTTTGACTATGAGCCTTTCACTATCCCCTACACTATTTCTAGGTCTTATCGTCCTGATTTTGTCGATAGCAGCGGTTTATCTCTTGTTGAATGCAAAGGATATTTCAGAGACGGAGATACGAAAAAATATACGAGCATCAGGGACTCACTCCCCGAAGGACAAGAGTTAGTCTTTGTTCTCATGCAACCGAACAAGAAGATTCGGAAGGGGGCTAAGATGACTATGTCAGAATGGTGTGACAAAGAGGGAATTTTATGGTATACTATAGAGACACTACAGGAGTTGATTGACCATGTCGCTAACACTAGAGGAAGTTAAGGAACGCCTCTTGAAAACCTTTGACCCAGATGACCTGCTGGAGGCCCTACAGATAACCTCAGAAGAGATGCTGGACAGGTTTGAGGACAAGCTAATCAACAGACTAGATGTGTTTGAACAAGAGCTAGAGGAGGAAGAAAATGAGTATTGACGATGCGACTCCTGCAGAGTGGGACGGGATTTCTATACTGAAGAAGACGAAGAAGGTAGATCCTGTGGAGCAACCTGACCACTACAACAAAGGATCAATCGAAGCTATCGAAGCAATCAAAGCGTCCATGCCTGAACATGAGTTCAACGGTTATCTCAAGGGTAACGCACTAAAGTACCTCTGGCGCTATGACTACAAAGGTAAACCAGTAGAGGATCTACGGAAGTGTCGCTGGTACATCGAACGACTAATTAAGGAACTAAATTAATGGACGCATATCAACAGTACATACACAAGTCACGCTACGCTCGTTACCTGCCAGAGGAACAGCGGCGGGAGACTTGGGAAGAAACAATTGACCGTTACTTAAGCTTCTGGATTGAGAAGGATAAGCTAACACTAGAGCAGGCTAACGGTATCTTTGCAGACATCCATGACATGGGCGTTATGCCCTCCATGCGAGCACTCATGACTGCCGGAGAAGCACTAGACCGTGACAATGTAGCTGGGTTTAACTGCTCCTACATGCCTATCGACCACCCTAAAGCATTTGACGAAATGATGTACGTTCTCATGTGTGGCACTGGAGTAGGCTTTAGTGTAGAACGTCAGTACGTAACAAAATTACCAGAAGTAGCAGAGGAATTCCATGATACCGATACCGTTATACATGTCGCCGACAGCAAAATTGGATGGGCTAAAGCTTACCGGGAACTTGTTAGCTTGTTGTATTCAGGCCAACTTCCGAAATGGGACGTGTCTGGAGTACGACTTGCAGGGGCAACCCTTAAGACCTTCGGAGGTAGAGCATCTGGTCCAGAACCTCTTGTCGATTTGTTCAACTTCACAGTCAGCGTCTTTCGGGAAGCTGCTGGACGTAAACTTAGCTCCATTGAGTGCCACGATATCTGCTGTAAGATTGCACAGATCGTCGTTGTCGGAGGTGTACGCAGGTCCGCTCTCATCAGTCTGTCTAACCTCACTGACGATAGACTCCGACGATGCAAGTCAGGCCAATGGTGGCAAGATAATCCTCAACGGGGACTAGCTAACAACAGCGCGTGTTACACAGAGAAGCCAGACTTTGAGGCGTTTTTAAATGAGTGGAAAAGTTTATACGAGTCCCGCTCCGGAGAACGAGGAATGTTCTCTAGAGTCGCAAGTCAAAAGCAAGCTGCAAAGAACGAGCGACGAGATGCTACCTATGATTTTGGAACTAATCCATGCTCAGAGATCATCCTCAGGCCCTACCAGTTCTGTAATCTATCGGAAGTTGTTGTCAGGGCAGGAGATACGTTGTCAGACCTTAAACGAAAAGTACGTGTTGCGGCTATCCTTGGGTCTCTTCAGGCTACGCTAACCGACTTCCGCTACTTACGTAAAGTATGGCAGAAGAACACAGAAGAAGAAGCACTGCTAGGTGTATCACTAACAGGCATCATGGACCACGCCGTGTTGTCAGGGAGGGAAGACCGTGAAAAACTTAAAGATTGGCTCGTGGCTCTCAAAGAGGAGGCGATTAGTACTAATAAGGAATGGGCTACTAAGCTTGGTATTAATATTAGCACTGCCATCACTGCTGTTAAACCTTCCGGTACTGTTAGTCAGTTGGTTGATTCTGCTTCTGGCATCCACCCTAGATACTCAGATCAATACATTAGACGAGTTAGAGCAGATGCAAGAGACCCGCTCTGTCAAGTCCTTGAGGCAGCAGGAGTGCCCGTAGAGGACGACGTAATGTCACCCACTACCAAGGTATTCTCCTTCCCCATAAAGTCGCCTGAGGGGGCTGTGGTGGCCTCTGAGATGGGTGCTATGGAGCAGCTTGAGCTTTGGGAGATCTATCAGGACTTCTGGTGTGAACATAAGCCGTCAATGACGTGTTACTACCGTGACGACGAGTTCCTTGAGGTGGGTCAGTGGTTGTACAACAAGTTCGACAAGATCAGTGGCGTAAGCTTCCTACCCTATTCAGAGCATACGTACCAACAGGCTCCTTATGAACCTATTGATCTGGAGACGTTTGAGAAGTTGAAGGAGGAGTTTCCTGAGACCATCGACTGGAACATCTCTGAGAACTCTGACATGACTGAAGGGTCGCAACAGTTGGCTTGTACAGGAAACAACTGCGAGTTGTAAACAAAAGGGGGCCTTAGTGCCCCCGTATTTACTTAGGTTAGATTATGAACATCAAACGTGACATTGAGATCCGCATTAGAGTACTTGAGAACAAACTACAAAGGTCTATACCTGCTGCTCGCAACAACGAGATCAGAGGTGAGATCATGGGTCTGAAGTGGGTGCTAGAACGTCTCTAGCGCCTTTCTTCGTTTTCTTTGGACGCTAAAACACCAGTAAACATCCCTGTGCGTCCTATGTTACCCAAGGCCTCTTTGTAGTCAGCACGGTTAGGATCTCCTTTATACTCAACCATCACCCTTTGTTGATACTGTTGGTTGCTTTCTTTCGGCTTCTTAGGAATACCTGTGATCTCTTCTATCTTAGCGACACTAGGCTTGTCCCTTGTCGTACGTGGGGCAGAGGCTTTACCTTTTGTGCCTATCTTGAATGACTCCATAGGAACAACATTAATCAACGACGTGCCGTCCACTGGGTCCATACCAAAGAGGTCGTGACCGTCAGAAATCATAGAGTACACTGTGTCTGTATTTGTGTCGATAGCGATGAAGTCATTGACACCACCTAAGTCTTGAGCAGTAGACCTATGAGACGCAGAGTAAGAATAAATGCCGTCTGCTACTTCGTTTACTTCTAACTTCTTTTGTCCGTCAAAGTAGTCCAAGATCTTTTGTTGTCGCTCGTTAGGTTTATCCGCTAGTTTGGCCTTAAAGTAGTCTTGCATAAACCTAGCTTTTTCTACAGCCCCTGACGTAGTGTTTAGGACGTTCTTAGGTAGAACTTCTTTGAACACAGCTTCTCGAACTTTTAGGGCGTCCGAAGCGTTGCCTACAGTCCGAATCATACCGTAGAAGTCCTTGTTGTCCATGTCTGGAAACGCTTTTCTCGCAAGGTCTATCGTTGGTTTACTCGAAAGCAGGACGAGAGAAGGAGTAGCAGTCCCACCACCTAAGGCTTCCGCCTGTAGCTTTTCCCCTGACTCCTGACGACGAACAACAAGTTGAGTCTCTCCGGGAGCCGTGTTTGTATCGTGTACTTTATACAAATGATTCACTGCTCTATCTAGGATTACGTCCGGTACGTCTGTTGTGCCTTTGACCGCTTGTTTAGCCCGTGGTTTATCAGCCATGTCAAAAGCGTCGTCTACGTATCGCTGCATTTCAACTGAGCTACCGACAACAGTCTCACGATCAGGAGACATTCGTCCTTTCTGTTGTGCATCAATGAAGGCGCTTTCTCTCATGCTACCTTCCCTTATGTTTGCCTTAGGATCAGTAACGTACTCTTGTCTTCTGCCCCTACCTGTGCCCATAACGCGTGTTTTAGCTATGGCCTCAGGCATAAACATTTCGTACATAGTGTTGGGAATAGCGCCTATAGCAGGGCCAGCGACCGCCTGTAGTTTACTAGCTACGTCTGGAGATCGGTAAAAACCCTCAAGACGAGTAGGCAGGTTTTCTGCCAAGGTGTTCATAGCGTCACCAAAAAGCCTACCAGAGCCTTTAATTCCAGCCAGTTCTGCTACATTGCCTACTGCTTCTGCTTGCCTTGGGTACTGACGAGCAACTTCCATAAGACCTTCTGGGACACGTTCAACCACAGCCTGTGAAATAGCCTCAGTAGGTAAGACTGTACGTGCTGCTCCAGTAAGAGGAGACAACGCAGCTCCCGCGAGTCCTGCCATCATGTTTAGACCACCGTACACAGGGTCTGCAGGAGTTCTAGGGTTGAAGCCTTCTCCTGCTCCCTTACGTATTTTAGCTACGGAACTGCTAAAGTCTTCAGCAATGTTGCTCGCAGGGGCAGTTATAGGACTAGCCGTTCCCCTCCCTATGAGTCTTCCGGCCTCTCTTTCTTTTATTCTAGAGGCGGCTTTCATTTCCCTACGAAATTTTTGAAAATCACTCATCTTCTTTCGTTTCCTCTCGTGTCTGGTCAATGAGGTCTACGAGTAACGCCCTGTCCATTTCAAACTGCTTCAGAATATAAGCGTCTTTAGTTCCTTTTATGGCTTTGTCAATGCCTGACAGAAGCTCTGCGTATGCTTTGAGCCTACGCTTGGGTTTCATTGCTAAGTACGCCCCGTAGACGCCTATGCCAACCGCAGCAGCTCCAGCAGCAGCACCAGCGCCACCAAGAGCAGCAGAAAGGGCGGTAGCACCAGTAGTAGTAGTAGCAGTCAACGCAAGGGGTGTTGTGGGAAGGTTTGCTACGTTCCTGACTCTGTCAAAACTACGGGCTAGCATGTTTCCTAACTCTTTTGCACGTTTGTTAGACATAGTATCTAAAGCTAGGAAAGAGTTGTGCTGTCGGTCCAACAAGTTGTGTAGTTTTTCGCCTCTAGTGTTTGTCTTAAGCGTGTTGTTCAGGACGTTACGAATAGCCTTGGCAGCTAGGGCTCTACCAGAAGCTGATTCTGCGTCAAGCACAGTAGAAGAAGCTCTACGTAATGCTGCGTCAAACTCACGTCGCGCCTTTAGTACGCCATTTAGGTCCGTACCGTGTTTTTCCACTAACTCTAAGGCAATCTCTCCAAGTTCTGCAGCAATCTTTTGTGCGTCCCCTGTAGCCAAACGGAACACAGGGTCTTGTTTGAACTCATTAATTGCACCTAATAAGTCTTCTGTCAACACGTTAGTGTCAATAGACTTATTCTGGGCTACAATCATGTTGTCCACAGCTTGTGCGGAACCTTCAATGTCCTTTTGTACAACGCGGTAGTTATACGTGTAGGAACGATTAGGGTCTACTTCTTTAATGTCAGCCAGTGTTTTAATAACGCCTTGGTCCCTAGCATTCGGTTGCCATTCGCGTCTACGGAGTGGGCCTACTTCTTCTGCTACGGCGTCTCCGGGCAGTACTTCTGGTTCAACTAATTTAGTTGTTCCTGTGATTCTGTCAGTCCTGATTGCTTCACGAGCTTCTTTTTGTGCACCTCTAACCACACTCTGAGGCAGACCTACGTCAGGCATGTCGGGACGAGGGCTAAATAAAGCGCCTAAGTCTACGGATGTCTCAAAACGCTCTGCTATTGCTGGGTTTTTAGTTGCAAAGTCTTGGTAAAACTCGTAACCTTTAGAAGCCGCACTAGCCGCTGTTTTAAACGCTTCAGTGTTTTGAACCTGAGCAAACAAGTCCTGTGCGCCTTCTTTAACCGACTGAGGCAGCATACCACCAATGTAACTACTTAAGGCTGCACCGCCTGCTCTAGCAGCTTGTGACACACCAATGGCTGCGGCCTCTGGCGCTCTAAAGACCTGCTCTGCAACACTAGGGTCTTCACCAGCAACTCTAGCAAACCGTCGTTGTACTTCCGGTGCAAACTGTTTCGCTTCTTCTTGCAACGTCTGAGACGCCTGTTGAAGACCTATGCCGGGACCAAAGGGTTGCTGTGGTTGTTGTGGCTGTTGCAAAGGACCATAAAGCTCTGCGGCCTGCTCCGCCAGTTCTTCAGCAGACTGACGGTCCCCTGCGGCCAACGCAGCATCAATAGCAGTCTTGTACTCTTGTTGAGTGTATTGCATAAATACCTCTTATGGGGTCTTAGGTAAGTAGCTTTGTGCTTGTGAAGAAAGACCAGAAGCAGTAGGACCGGGATCTACATAGATATTTCCGTAGAACGCCAAAGCAGGCGCGTTTTCACCTAGTTTTTCTTCCAAGGTGTTCCGTGTGTCTTGGTAGTTCTTAATAGTGCGTTGTGCGCTATCTTTGATGACATTCAAAAGACGCCCTAGTGCTATTCTGTCAACAGTAATGTCACCTGCTACTACTTTCTTTGCGTACTCACGGTCAGCGTCTGACAAGCCCGTGCCAGCACCTAAGTTAGTAATATACTGTGCCACACGCCTGCCTGATTCTGCTACGTAAGCTTCTGTGTCTGCAATAGAAGAAGGATCAACCACGTCAACACCAAAGGCACGAGTAAATCTAGAAATGTTCAACTTAAGCTCTGCACCAGCGCCTGTGAACATGTTGTCAATCGTTGGAAGTGTACGGTTGACTGACCCAAGGGCGTCTGCAGCAAGTCTAGCATTCTCGTGTGCTTCAGAAAAGTTTTTAGCACCTACTTTAGCCAACTCATCTGCCATACCGGAGGCAATGTTTTCCACGCGTTGTATCTGAGGCGGAGCCTGTTCCAACCCAAGTTCGCTCGCTTCGACCCACTTTTGTGTTTCGTCGCTCCACACACGACCACGCTCGTTGACGCGGAAGAACTCAACTTTGTTGTCTCTTTGAAAAGGCTTTAGGTCACCTTTTTCGCCTGAAATGTACTCATTAAAAACACTGTCTCTTACAGTTGCTAATTCAAGCTCATCAAACAAGTCTGGAGAAATACCAGCAGCGTTTGCCATACGCTTACGTACTAAAGGACTTTGAGTAGGCATTTTATCAAGCTCTGCCTGACGGATTTCCTTAGCAATCTCTTTAAGCTCTTCCTTATCAACTACGCCTTCGACACGCGAAGCAAGTTCAGGTAGTCCCAACGCAGTAGCAGCAGTAGCAAGACTTGTCTTACGTGATCCAAAGGCCGTTTCTGCTGTGATCTGTGCCTGTAACTTACGTGCTGCTTCTTCGTACTTCACAGCGTTAGGAACGTCACCCTGTTGTCGGTAAAACTGAGCTAATCGAAGTAAACCCTCAGGTGAGTTAGTGTCAATCTGAGCTAACTGCTGACGCTGTTGTTGCATCTGCTGTTGCTGCCTAAGCTGACCCGGAAGTTGTGCCGCTTGTTTTGCAGCAGTAAACAAACCCTGCCCCATCGCAGGAGTAGCCATCTGTCTTAAAAACTCTTGTGAAAACTTAGCCATGACTTAGTCGCCTCCTTGACCAAAGATACTACCCAATGCTGATATTAAGCTAGAGTTTCCTGAGGGTCTAGGGGTCAAAGCGCCTGACAAAAGACCAGCACCTGTTTGGCCCAACAAGTTAGCTCGTGCTTGCTCTGCAACCAACTGAGCCTCAAGTCCTGACATAGTAGCTTCACCGAACAAACCAGCACCCTGTAGCTGTGCCTGTTGTTGCAACGCTGCCAACTGCTGTGCAGGCTGAGTGGCCGCCAGAAGCTGTTGCTGTGGTAGGTAACCAGCGCCCAAGAATTGTTGACCTAGAGCCGCCTGTTGCATCTGTTCAGCTTGAGCTTGCTGCATAGCCCCTAACATAGCTCTATTACGTGCCTCATTAATGGCGGTCTCTTGTGCCAATAACTCTGGAGTAGCGCCACCGTACGCTGCAGAACTAAGCCCAAGACGACCCTGAGCCGCCATACGCTCTTCTGTAGCAAGACGCTGACGTTGCTCTTCAGGACGCTGTGCGGACCGCATACGCTCAAAGATAGCCTGCTCACGCTCTACTGTAGGTTGCACAGCTTGACCAAAGAAGCCTCCTGCTCCTCCCATCAACTGGCTTTGTAACGCCTGTTCTTCAGGAGACAGTCCCATAGTGGTTTCTATGGCTCCTTCAGGAGTAACCTGTGTTCCTAGACCAGCACCAGTAGCAGTAGTCACAGTAAAAGGTCTAAACTGTGTCTGCTCCATTTGCGTAGCGGCTAGTTCTTCAGCCCCTGTCCTTGCTTGTCTGCCTATGTCGCTAAGGCGGCCATAAGCTTCTCCTGTCAGTAGTCCACCAACAACACCCGGAAGCAGGACACCTGGCTGGCTTAGGTACGATCCAAGACCTCCTAGCATATCTAAGAAGCCTCCGCTAACACTATCGGTTGCCATGTCCATTATATCATCTGTATCATAAACAGTGTCTACCATGTCTTGCTCCTATTAAAGCAGCTTTCCTATCAAAGCCATTACGTTAATCTCCTGTAGTGATAATTGAGACCCGTCAATGTCAGCCTCTAGTCCAACTACTATACTTGTGCCATATCCTGTGGCGTTTAAACTCTTTTGGTTTGTCAAAGCACCACCAGTAAACTCTGCGGCGGTAAACTCACTTACACCAAAGAAACCAGTAATCTGGTCACCTACTGTAAATTCTGCTGTTGCGTACGAACTCTTGAAGTCATAAGCCCACTTAAGGAATACTGTTGCGTTGTTTGCACCAACCAGTGTTGGCTTCAGCTTTTTCAATATCTTGATTCTAGAGCTATCACCAAAAGTTAGGCTTGGGCTGTAGTACTTAAAGCGGTAAGGGCTTCCGTCGTCTTGGTATCCTTCGTACTCGCTAATTCCCTTAGACGTGCCTATAAGCAACGTACCGTCTTCTTGTCTTGTATACGAAGTAAACCCTGTAGACACCCAACGTGTTACACGGTACGACCCATTTTCTGTTGTTCCTCGAACGTCGAAACAGTAGGTTACGTCCTGACCTACAAAAGTCAACAGGTAAAAACCTTCTTCTGGACTATAGACAGACCTAAAGAACTGGTTTTCTGTCTGTAGCGCACCAATGATGTCCTTGGTAATGTTTCCTGACAAACTACTGATAGGCAAGGATTTCTCTTGTATCGCACGTCCAAAGCTCTTAAGGCCAGTATGTGACAGGAATAGCACGTCTGTGCCTGTGTACTGCACAGTATCTCTGTCTACGCAACCTACGCCAGCTACAGTGTCAGCCAGTGTCATGCTTGCTGGGGCCTCTGCGCCTTGGTACGCTACAATACTATGCTTACCGAAGATAATCAGAAGGCCGTTATGTGCGGCTAACGCAACAATCTCGTCGTAGCCATCAGGCCATACCTTGGATATATCAATAGAGCCGCTAGTGCCTCCCGTCCAGTTTTGGCCGATCAGTAGGTCAGACCAAAAAACAGTAGACTTGTTGTTGCTTACGTCAGCACACCAGAGGCGACCATAAGCAGACAACACTTCGTTGGCCTTTGGAATGTCCGCTGCTGCTGACGCACCTGTAACAGTACTTAGCTTGACAACAGAGCCACTTGTGTTGTTGTACACCAACGGTTCGTATGTTCTCTGGAAAAAATAAGTGTTGTCGTTAAAGTTAACCATCTTCCAGTTGTCAGCAGTGATTGTGTAACTGCCGGGAGTTTCGTCAGCTAACGTAGTTGTACCACTGATAATCTTGTTGTTACCAACAGAAAAAACCTTAGTGTTTCCTGCGTTGTCCTTAAACTCTTTCATGGCCCGTATAGAGTCAGATCCAAGGACAGTCTTGTTAGTCGTAATTACGTCGTGGCCCTTACGTGCAGCAATACGACCACGCTTGTCAATCACAGCGTTGTCTGCGATCTCAGCAAAGGATGGGTCCTGTGCCAGCGGCGAGTCTTCGGTGTTAACACCTTTGAACGCCGGGGCAACTAAGTTAATGCTACGTAATTCTTGTGCCATATTAAATAGTCCTAAATACCATCTCTTCAGGATGCTTTGCAGCGTCTATAGCAATAGCGTCAGACAAAAACTTATCAGCAATAGCAAAGTATTCACCAGTAGAAGTGCCACCTGTCTCGCCACGCTCACGAGCCAACAAAGCTACCGCAAGGTGGACTACAGGCATCGCTGGTACAAGCAGCACGTCTGTGTTGCTAGTCAAGTCAGCCTGACGCTTAATTACGTCAAACCGCAAGCTGTGAACACCGTCTGGTGTTGGACTAACAAGTACTTGCGTGTCACCACTAGAGTCCAAACCGCTGTACGTGTAGTACCGTGGTGCGCCTTCTACTGCTTCATTAATATACAACTGTTCATTAAACCAGTCTTTAGTTTGGTAACCCATGAAGCAGTTTTGTGTGTCATTAATTACTGACATGACTTTTACGTTGTCGTCAGCGCCTGTCAAAGAGTAACTGTTGTCGGAAGCAGTAGTAGTTACAACAATAGTTTCACGCAAGGCAGACCAATCGTTAGACTCTTCTACTATCTTCTTAGCGTCATTAATATAATCACTAACCATTTTGCTGTACGTGTTGGCAGTAACTGTAGTAACTTCGTCTTCTCGAAGTCTACGCAACACGTTGTTCATTAGGTTAAGATATGTCATGCTAACATTCCTCGTCTGCGGGTCCGCATTAATAATTGTTGTGCTTCTTCGTTGTAGTCTACTGCTGGTGTTTTAATAGCAAGCTGAGGTGCTTCTCTAGGACGGTACGTAATTCCTTTCATAAACTCTTCATAAGGTGCTCTAGTAGGAGCAGCAGGAGCAGCAAACATGCCTCCAGCAGCTAAAGCGTTTAGTACGTTTCCTCCCATGATCTGTTGTTGTAACTCTTGTTGTTCTTCACCGTACATTCTTTCAAAGTCAGCTTGACGCGTCAGGATTTCTTCTCTTTGTTCTTCTCCTAATCCTAGACGTGTGCTTACGCTTTCTCTGAACTGACCAAAGGCTTCAGCCTGACTAATCTGCCCGTCACGTAGTGCTTCAAAGTTTACATTAAACTCGTTCTCTAAATCACCAAGAGATAGATTTAGATCAGTAAAACGCTCTAGGCTATCAGCACTAAGGTCTTCTATCTGACCACCAACGCTGATTATTTCCTGAGCTAGGTCTAAACGCTCCTGTTGTGCTTCCGTAAATTGTTCTGCAGTAAACGCCCTAAAGTCAGCCACTGCTTCGTCTTGAGTTATCTGCCCTTGGCGTAACGCCTCAATGTCAACACCGACACCAGCAAAGAGGTCAGTGATTGTACCACCAAACTCTTCAAACTGTAGTTGCATGTCCTCGCTAAGTTGAGTTACGTCTCCACCAACAGTAAGAATTGCCTCTTGTAGGCTTGCGCGTTCATCTGCAGCAAGACCAAATTGTTCTGAAGTATATTCTTGATAAGTCTCTAAAGCTTCTGCTTGACTTATTTGTCCCTGACGTAGCGCCTCAATGTTTACATTAGTATCAGCAAACAATTCTTCAATAGTTTCGTCTTGTTGCTGGAACCGAAGCAACATGTCTTCACTAAGCTGGTTTATGTCGCCGTTTGCGGCTATAATAGCCTCTAGCAGTTCTCCACGTTCTTCTGAAGCAAGACCAAACTGCTCTGACGTAAATTCTTGGAAGTCTTCAAACCTACCTGCTACGTCTTCCTGTAAAGAGATAAGGTCTGTTCCTAGTGCCTCTAGTTCAGTACTAAGACCGCCTTCTACTCCTGCAAGGGCCTTTATTAAAGAAGCCTCAAGACCTGTGATGCTCTCTAAAAACTCTGCTTCTTGGTCACTAAACTCTGTAGCAATGCCGTCTAAAGCGTCATTAAAGCGTTCGTTAAGGTCATCAAAGCCTTCTTGCACTTCAGTAGAAGTAGCAAAACCAAAGCTGTCTACAATGTCACTTACGTCACCTTCTGACAGTCCTTCAGGGAACTCTATGTTACCAATGGCCTCATTGACTATACCACTAATGTCATCAAGAGATATGCCTTCAGGCAAACCATCAAGAGCGTCTTGAATTAACTGACGTACTTCCTCAGTAGTAGCTCCTTCAGGAAACTGAATGTTAGAGATAGCTGTGTTTACTATGTCTTCTACGTTTTCAGCAGTAGCAAACCCAAAACTATCTACAATATTTCTAACATCGTCTCCGGACAAACCCTCAGGAAACTCAATGTTAGAAATAGCGTCGTTAACTACGTCACTTACGTCGTCCAGAGATATGCCTTCAGGCAAACCATCAATAGCGTCTTGAATTAACTGCTGTACTTCTTCTGAGGTAGCGCCTTCGGGTATAACAATGTTGCCAATAGCAGTGTTTACTATGTCTTCTACTTGCTCAGGCGTAGCGTACCCAGCTTCTGCTAGTGCTAACGTAAGGCGTTCATCTGTGACAAACCCTGAGTCAGCAAGAGCATTTGTAATGTCTTCTGGTGTAGCGTAGCCTGCGTCTGCTAAGTACTCAAGCACTTGCTCCGGTGTAGCAAACCCAGCGTTTTGTATAGCTTCCTGTACTTGCTCTGTTGTAGCAACGCCTTCTAACGCTTCTGTCAACTGGTCTTGTGTCAAGTATCCCGCATCGGCTAACTCTTGTTGTATACGGTCAAAGTTTTGCTCTGACAGTGTTACACCGTTGACTTCAAAGTACTCAGCAATGTCTTGCATTGTAGGCATTGCATTGTAGTCAGGCAATGTGTCAACAAAGTTCTGAATAATCTGATTAATCTGCTCTTGCTGACCTGTAAACTCTTCGTCCATTTGTGCCAAGAAGTCAGCAAACAAACCTTCGATTACTGACGTGTCTGTAGGGTCAGGCTCAGGTTGTGGCTCAGGTTGTGGCTCAGGTTCAGGCTGAGGTTGTGGCTCAGGTTCTGGCTCAGGTTGTTCAATAGGAGCTTGCTTGACTGGGGTAGGTTCAAAAAACTCACCAATGAAGAAGTCGTACTGAGACTGCTCATCCATGAGATTAAAGTCTCCGGGAATTATGCCTCCTTCTTCTTCAAACCTTTGTGCTAACGCCTTAATAGAATACTGATAAATATCTTCTTCTAGTGCATGAAACGACAGATCATCGACCAACGACTGATACGTACCAGAGTTAATTGTTTCTAAACCAGTGTTTTCTAACTGCTCTCTGGTGTACTCCCCGTTAAGCTCAAAGTCAATGTCTTCGCTTTCTGCTAACTGAAAGTACTCATCTGTTTCACTGTTGACAAAGTAGTTGTTACCCCTGTTAGTAAACATAAGGGTAGGGTCTTGTTCTGGTGTTTCTTGAGTAAGTGGCAGTTGTTCTTCTGTTGCTGTGCCTGAGTTTACTAGTACGTTACGTGCGGCACCATAAACAGCACTTCCTACGTTTTCTGCAAGAATACCACCCAGCCAATCAGGTATACCAGAGGGAAAACTTCCAGCTAAAACACCACCAATAATTGTACCTGCTTGAGTAGGGTCTGCTACTGCTCCTTGGATCTGTCCAATAATTTTATTAATCTGTTCTTGTACTTCACCTACTACTTCTCCACCAGCACCAACAATAATAGTACCAATGTCGTTTAGTATTTCGCCAATGTCGCCTTCTTCAATAGCGCCAGTAATTTCTGTATCTGCAATGATAGTACTAATTTGATCAACAACTTCTCCTACTGTAGGTAAAAATATAACACCAGCAGTAGGCATCCAGTTAGGTAGTGATATTCCGGGAATGTATCCTTTTATAGCGTCTAAGATTCCGTTTTCACCAAAAACTCGACCACCAGCATCTACGACTTGTTTAATGTCTACAGTAACGCCAGCACCGCCACGAATTACTAACTCACCTCCACCAGTGGTAGTAATAGGAGTGGTAGGAGTAGCTCCAGCAAACTGCATTGCGCCGCTTTCTAAAACAGTGGTGACCAAAAGCCCCGGATCTTCCATATCCGCAAGAGCCTCTGGATCGTTAACCATAGTGTCAACAATACTTTGAGCTTCTTCGTAAGCTTCGGTTACTACTTGCCTGACCGCTGCTTCTAGTTGTTGTTCTGTACTTATTGAAGAACCTTCAAGCTGCCTTAATACTTCTGCGCTTGTACCTTCAGGAACACCTTGAGTACCTATCATAATGGCAGATAACATTTCAAAAATGTCATCATTGCTTACAAGCCGACCGTTAATTCTAACGCCGCCTTCTCCGGGAATAGGACCGGGAAGTTCTTCTGGAGGAAGCTCAAAAGGATTTTCGTTTCTAACAGCCATAATTATTTCTTCCAGTTAGCCAGACCACGTAGGCCAAACGATGCTGCAACAGCAGCGCCTAGAAAACCTTTGTACCACTCAGGCATATTGTCCAGAGCAGCAAACCCTTGCATTACTACAGGAACCATAGACGGAAAGAACGCAAGTACACATGGGACTGAAAACAAAACGGTAAACCATTCGTCTTTCCATGAGTTGGCTGCGTTGTTTGCATGGATGTTTTCCCAGTTACCGTCCTGCTGTATAGCTACCATCTTACGCTCATGGACAGCCTTCTTCTCTTCTGCTTTACGCTGAAAGTGTCCACCAACAAGATTAACAATAGGGCCTATCAAAGCCTGTATCATCTAGCAAACTCCAAGATAGCAATAGCCATAGTCACGATAATAGCAATAGAGGCAAAGCCACCTGTCATCATCTTCTCTAGTTTATCAAAGCGTTGATTGTGTGCGTCCAGTTGCATCTGAATCATTTCATAACGAATACTACACTCACGCTCATGAGCTTCTAACCGACTTAATGCTTGCTCTAGATCTGACATGACTATTCCTTACCGCTTTGGTGATCTACAGTCACCTGTGCATTTAACTTACCTATTTCTACTTCTACTTTATTTAACTGCCTACGTAACTCGTGTATCTCTATGTTGCGTTCTTCCAGAGCCATAATCTTAGCGTTCTGTATAAGATCGTCTGGTAACGCACCACGTAGACCTAGAGGCCACTCACGAACAAACGCAGAGTTTTCCAGTATGTTCATGTTCTGTATTTCCTGACCGTGTTCAATAGAGATGATACGAGTGTCTAGCGTTACGTAAGCAGTAGTAGCCATAACGATGCCAACACCAAGAGCAACTAAGTTCCTTAGCGGTATAGCTACTCTGGTGTTGTCATCAATCTCAGGCATTACCAAGGCATACCATCGGCAGACACAGGGTTCTTCTGTGCTTCGATGTTGGCTGTTAATGCCGCCTCAGTAGCGTCCTGATCGACTGACTCGTGTACCCATGCCAATACAGCAGACTCAGTAAGGTCATCGTAAGCTACAAAGCCGTCAGCATCAGCATCAGGTGTAAAGCCTACAGTGCCGTATGAAGATGCAGAGTAAGTCACAGCGTCGTCGCCAGTGCCAACAGTTTCAGATTCAGTAACACGCCAGTGTGCAACGGTTACACCGCCGTCTGCCACGTTACGCTCAAGGTTTGCGATAGTCCATGTAGCCATTAGTTAGTCTCCTGTGCGTCCATTGCGTTTTGGTAAGCAGTGCGTACAGCGTCAGTCCATGCCGCATTGCAGATACCTTGAATCTCTGTGCTTTCGCCTGAGATGTCTGTGTTTGACCATGTGTCACCTGACTTGGTAGATGGGTGCAACACACGTCGTGAAAAGCTACGACTAATCTCTGAACCGTCGTCATAGATGACTCGTGCAGTGCGAATCTGTACTGCTTTGTGTTCGCCTACTACTTCGATTTTGTCGTCGATGTTTGCTTCTGTTAATGCCATTGTCTTTCTCCTTTAGTCCGTCTCAAGAATCCACTTGAGATAATTAAGCTGTCCTATAAACACCGTAGAAATAACCCCAAGTATCATTGTCAAAATGATTTGCAATGTCTCCTGTGTATTCAGTAGAGTCCCAAACCTTGTCTAAAACTATAGCCGTTGACGTGTTTTCTTTAAAATAAAATACAGGCACACCACTCAATGTTCCTGTAATTGCATTCATAGTAAACAACTGCATTCCTCTGTTTTCGTTGTTGTTTTCGACAGCAAAGGGCAGTCCCGAAATAGTTATTTCTCCAGTTGGTGATGTAACATTATTTGTATAAAGCCTTGCATGGACGTGAACAATATTTCCTATTTTTGTGTATGAGCCGCCAGAAAATGATGTGTTTGTAACTATAGTTCCTGATTCTGGAGACCAAACAGGAGTCCACGTCCCTTCTTCATAGTCATCCAGCTTGTTAGCCGCCGCAGTACCGCCAAGGTATGCACCGCCTGACAGGTAAAGGTCGGTATAACGATAGTTTGCGTTGCCTAACTTAACGGTCGCATCAGCCGCTACACCATTAGAGCTGGGTATTACCGCATTAGTGCCAAACTCAACACCGCCATGACCTGAACCGCCACTGATATATAAGTTGTCGCTGTTGTCTACACCAATACTACCGACTGAGGAGCCGTCTTTGCGGAAGTCTATAATGTTGCCATCAGATGCCTGACGATTGAGATACAAAGGTGTACTGGTTCCTGCTATCTGAGCCTGACCGTCACTAATGACTGTCCCTCGCTCTGTGGAGCTATCAAAAGGTGTTGTGTCAGTAGTACCAACCAGCAAGTTGCCGCTAGAGTCGATACGCATACGTTCTGTGTCATTAGTAGCCAATACAAAAGAATTAGCAGTTTGTGTACCAACTACAAAATTATTTCTAAAGGCAACATTGCTTGTTGCAGAACCACCAGTTCCTATAAATCCAGTAGCTGAACCTGATGCTCCTTGCATAAATCTAACTACATTGTAATGGTCTGTGTCTGTGGTTGAATTTTGGATTAAACCTGAATAAATATCCCCCATACCTGCGGCATCAACGTGCAGAGGCGCACTAGGCGAGCTAGTGCCGATACCAACATTATCGTCGTTATTTATGACTAAGGCTGTACTGTTGTTGACGCCCATTCCCAAATAATGGTTTGCTGAACTTGCATTTGAGTGGTCATAAGCAATAAGAGCATCGCCAACTGTTCCAGAACTATCGCTTAGTTGTAGTCTTGTTAATTTTGATGTGCCGTTAGTGTTTTGAAATCTTGCTATAGAATCTGAACCTGAGTCAGCAGATACATGTAGTTTTGAGGCTGGGTTGCTAGTGCCAATTCCAACATTACCACTAGAGTCGATGCGCATGCGTTCTGTTAAGGTGCCGCTACTATCATTAGAAAACGTAATGTGCGATGCGTAATCGTTTGATGCCCAGTTTGCACCAGCTAAAACTTGAATTTTTGCACCAGTTTGATTTGCAGAAGGATCGTCACCAGTAAATAAAATAGTGCCAACAGTGTTTCCGCTGTTTATGCTTGAGTCAGCACGATTAATAGTAAGTTGTTCTGTTCCGTCAGTAGAAACCGTTAGCGCAGTTGTTGGACTGCTAGTACCAATACCAACATTCCCGCTGGAGTCTACCAACATACGAACAGCGGCGGCATCTGCATCATAAAGAGCAAATTTACCAGCACCAAAACTATTGCCTGAGCCTGAAGAATAAAGGGTGAAGTTACGACCACCAGTAGAAGTGTTATCTAGCTCAATGGTTGTTCCGCCTGTTGCGCTAGAGACAATATCGACAACACTGCCAGTTACGTCGATGCCTGTGGAGGTTGTGGCTAGTTTGGCTGACCCATCATAGTAGACAGTAGATGCACCACCATTGCTTCCTACAAAGTAGTCTTTTGACCCAGTAAAGTTTTGCAGTTTTACATTGGTAGAGCCTTGAATTAATAAGTCGCCATCACCTCTGTCTACAATAGAAGAATCACTGCCGTCATGCTTAATTACTAGGTCGCCGTTCGTAGCACTACCAAATCTTAAGGCGTCATTGTCAGCAAACAGAATGTCATTGCCATTAGACGCAAGATCACCACCAAGCTGTGGCGTAGTGTCTTCTACTACGTTCTGTAATGCAGAGTCAGCAGTAGAGCCTTGTGCGGCTGTAGCGTAATCAGAAGAATCAAACGCCTTAACCTGTGCAAGGTTAGTAACCTCTGAGTCCATCAAGGCACCAGCAGCAGTAACATTAGTCGTGTCCGTTACGTCTGCTAAGGCTTCAATACCGTCCAGCTTAGTGTGGTCAGCATCGGTAAATACATTGGAGTCCGTAGCGGCTTCTACTGCGGCTCTAATCTCAGCATCAGTCTGATCTGCTGTAGCATTAGCCTCAATGCCGTCTAGCTTGCTGTGATCTGCGTCAGTAAAAACATTAGAGTCGGTAGCAGCTTCTACAGCTGCTCTTATTTCAGCGTCGGTTTGGTCTGCCGTTGCGCTGGCTTCTATACCGTCTAACTTTGTATGGTCTGCATCTGTAAATACGTTGGAGTCAGTTGCTGCTTCTACAGCGGCCCTGATCTCAGCGTCAGTCTGGTCAGCAGTAGCACCTGCTTCTATGCCATCTAACTTAGCACCGTCTGTAGCAACATCACGGCCATCAATAGTTCCGTCTGTAGTTAAGTTGCCAGAGATAACAGGAGCAGTAAGTGTTTTGTTAGTAAGTGTCTGTGTGCCAGTCAGTGTGGCAACGGTAGAGTCAATATTAAAGGTAACAGTATTGCCTGAGCCAGACGTATCAATACCAGTACCGCCTGTGAAGGTCATGGTCTCAGTATCTAAATCAATGTTTAGTGCGCCGCCTGAGTCTGCTTGAAAGTCTAGGTCTTGCGCTTGGAGTTCTGTGGTTACAGAGTCAACGTACGCTTTTACGGACTGCTGTGTAGGAACCAACGTTGCACTGTCGGATGACATATCGTCTTCATCAACGAATGCAGTAACACCAATAGTTCCGTCAGAAATAGTTTCAAAGGTCAGGGTTCCGGTAAACGTAGGCCCTGCTGTGTCAGCTTTA